CATCCATTCTTCAACAACATAGTTTAGGTATGAATCTACTTTTTCAGTCATAGCTTCTTTTATTGTTTCTTTTTCAGACTCAAGTTTTTCTTCGTACTGTGCCTCAAGGATTTTTGTTTGTTCCTTAATTCTTGTCTTAACAGCAGTTTCAAAAATAGTAGCTGCTTTATCTTTAAATTCTTCAGATAGATCAGCGTCAGATGAAACTAGTGCTTTAACATCATCGGATAGGTCAATTTCTACTTCTTCCGCTGATTCTTTTTTCATTTTATCTTTCATCATCATTTCTTTTTTATCATCTTCTTTTTCAGAATCGTCTTCCATCTTTTTCATAGCATTCATTTTCTTCATTTTCATAGCGTTCATGTTTGCCATTTCTTCGACTTCTTCCGTTTCTTCTTTTTTCATAGATGAAGGTTTTTGATCGTTTGGTAAAGAACCATCGTTAGCGTCTTTGTTGACCTGATCTGATACTTTCTTAACTTTTTTCGCATTGTCTGGTGTATTGTCAGTTGGTTTTACAACTGCTGGACCAAGATCCTCTGCGTCATTTTTAAGTTTAGTAGGTTCAGATGGAGCAGCATTAGCCGTTACTACGTTCTTTTGCTCTTCCACTTTCTCTACTTGTTTTTCTGTGTCAGACATTAGGTCTCTCCTTGATAATTTAATTAATTAATTAATTTAATTGTTAATATTATTTATACATCCTGTCATCTCAAAACCTACGCAGCTTATCTATGTTGCGTGTGTTTAGATTTTTGACAAAAAGTCTTTAAAAATAGAGGCTTTAGTTTCCGCTAATTCGGCACGTTTAGTTTTCTCTATTTCTTCTTTATATCTCTCAACTTCCATACTTTTCAGTACGCCGTTGTCCCATACCCACTCTTTACCTTCCATAATTCCTTCTACGAAAGCGTCTGGAGCTGATGGATCTGCAACTATATCAGCCGCAGTAGCCAAATAGAAATCTTTACCTACAACATTACCTTGCGATCCTGATTGTAGAGATCCCATACCTCTTGATGATACGCCTAATTGAGCACCTTCGTCAATTAAATTCTTGACAATTTTACCGTATGGTGTATCCATTATCTTAGCCTCACCTATAAAGTTTTTACCTTCTGGTTTTAGACTAGTAATCATGTGTGAAACTCTTTCTAGGTTAACTGTTGGTCCGTCTGGATGTCCTAGTTCACCAAAAGCACGTTTCTTGTTTATAAATTGTTCGTTATATCTTTTAACTTCTTTTGCAAGAGTAGCAACAGGATAAACACGACCATTACGGTTCTTAATATCAGCCTGCATAAAGACACCTCTAATTTTGTAATCTTTTTTCCCGTTTCTCTCTTCCTTTAAGACTTCAATATTTTCAATTGTTTCTGTTATTAATTTCATTTATCTCTCCACCTTCTCTTTATTGTAAACTTTATCTACAATTCCTTTTTTAACTTCTTCTTGTTTAACTTTAAACTTTTCAGCAAATGCTAATTTAAACTTGTCTGCTAATTCACCTTTGCCTTTAGTACCTACAATTCTTTCAAGTATCGCTTTAGTATTGTTAGGCATTATCTTACTTCAATAATAATAGTATAGTTGTCACCTGCAACAAAACCTTTTGTTGAGATTAACACATCACCTGCAGGACTTGTATTCGCTGTTAGTGTAGCATTATTAGGAATACTATTACCTGCTGTATAATAATCGTGGTATCCTCTACCAGAGAAGAAACCTATTGTTGCATTAGCAGCACTAGTTCCGCTACCTGCCCATAATAATTCAACGCCTGATTTACCGTTAGTGGTATTAATTGACCACCATATTTTTGCAATTGTTCTTTCAGCGTTTTCAGTCATAAAAGTCAAAGTACTAGCATCCATTTTTGTTACTAGTGTTTCACCTGATCCATCACACATATTAGTAAACTTCATTACTGTTTTAGTTCCTGAAGTATCTACCAAAGTTTGACTTGTTACCACATCAGCCATTAATTGTTTCTCCTAAATTCAGTTATTAACAAATAACTCGTCACATTTGAGTCAGTTGATAATAATATTTGTTTATCATCACCAAACTTTAATTGGTCAGGTCTTAATCCATATTTACCTAGACCAGTTAAAGTCAAATCATTTTCTTCACTAGTACTACTAATCGTCAAGGTACCAGTTCCTTTTATTTGATAATAACACTCTATTAAACTTACTTTACTTTCGTTATTACCGCCTTCAAGTTTTTCAGCGTCAACCATTATTTGATCTTCTTCATTACCAATACCTTTTGACTGAACAATATATTTGTCAGTAGTATCCACTACTTTGGTATTAGTTATTGTCATAATAAATTACGCTGTAAACGATTCGTCTTTTCTTAATTCTACTAACACATATCCAGAAGTACCAAAAGCACTTAACTCTAAATCTCCTGAAGTCGCTGTGGTATTAGTAGCATTGTTTTCTATCTTACCAGCAGTACCGTCATAGTGACCTGTGCCTGCAAGATTTATCGCTGTTGTATCAGATGAAGCACCTTTAAATTGTAATTGTACATAACCTGTATTATCATCAGCAGTACCTTGTACTAAACCCCACCATATTCTAGTGATGTCTAGTTTTGCACCGTTAGCATGACCTGTTAAACCACTTGCGTCTAATACATTAGAATTAGCAGTAGTGTTATCTTCCATAGTTACCAATACAGTAACCTTACCACCAGCAGCACCACTACCTGTTGCGATAGTTGTATCTTTGAGTGTTCTTGTTGCAATTGCCATTTTTTATTCCCTAACTTAAAATTTCGTTGTCAATATAGTCTTCTATTCTTGACACTTTAATATTTCTTTTTTTCGCCACTTGTTTTATAATACCATCAATTTTACTAATTATATTACCTTTAGTTTTATTTAACATAGTGTAAATGTCTTTTACTGCCATCTTTTCAGCTGGCGATAACTTTTTAAACTCAGCAGTTTCTTTAGGACTATCGTCCTTTTTTTCTACCAGTTGTTTTTTAAACTTCTGGAACGACAGGTTCTGCATTTTGTTCTCCACCTTGATCTATTTCAACAGGATCAGATGTTGGTTCTGTAGCAACTTCTTGTCCTGGTGTAACCACACCACTAGCATTATCTAATCCAGCAGCGTCTTTAGTTGCTTGTAATTCAGTACCAGCATTTAACCAGTCTGTAGCAACTGTTTGTCTTTTATCATCAAGTGCTTGTCCAATTTTATCAGACAAAGCATTTTTAAATGCGTCTTGAGCCTTTACATTATCCCCACCTGCTAGTGAGTTTATCATATCTTTTACATTATCATTTGGCATAATTATTCATCTCCTATATTTATATCAGCATTATCATCTGGTGAATCAGTATCTCCTGTCATGTCTTGTCCTTCAGGAGAAGCGATAATACCTTGTTTTATTTCTTTCGCAATTTGACTGTCAATTTCAATTATATCTTCGTCACTTTGTCTTAACACATTTTTTCTCACATATTCAACAGAATAGTATTTTCCAACATATTGACTAACTTCTTGAGCAAGACTTAATCTTTCTCTTAAAATTTCTGACTCTTTTAATTCAGCAAAGTATCCATCTTTTAAGTAGTCATATTTGAATATGAGGTCTTATTTTTACCCAATCTTCAATTGTGACAATACCTTTTAAAACTAATTGTGTTTTAAGCACATCACTAAAGACCTGTGTAAATCTTTTTCTTAATCTTTGAACAAATTTAGTAAACTTTAATTCGTCCCTTGTAATTTCAGCAGCCTTACCAAGATTAAAACCTGCTTCTGATTCCATTCTTGAAATAGGTACATTCAAAGACTTATATAATTTCTTTTGAAAGTATTGAACATCGGTAATCTCACCAAGGTTTTGTCCACCTGCAAGTGTAGATACTTCAGTTCCTTTTGCACCTTCTCTACGAGGTAACCAAAAGTCTTCAAGCATTGACATATGTTTTCTGTCATCCCTAATCTCACCAGTTGAAGCGTCATATACAAGTTTGTTTCTGTATCTTGACATTACATCACGCAAATAAGATTCTGCTTTTGCTTTAGGTAAATTACCTACGTCAACATAAAATATTCTTCTCTCAGGCGCTCTTACAATTCTGTATATAACAACAGCGTCCTCAATCATTCTTAATTGATTAACTGGTTTTATTGCCTTATGTAAGTGACTCATAACCATATTTCTGGTTTGGTCAACAACGCCAGAGGTAACAAAAGTAATTGAGTCAGAAGCAATCTTAACACCTGTATTAGATGTACCAGAAGACATTCCTTTTTCGTTGTACACAAACCATTCGGCAGTTTGTTCTACAACTTCAATTCCTTTACCTTTAAGGTCTCTTTTTTTAGTAATCTCACGAACCTTTTTCATTTTTCGTGGATCAATATATCTTAATTCTGTAATCCCTTTTCTAGGACTAGTTGGGTCAATTACTTTATGGAAATAAATTCTTCCATCAACATACCATCTTTTAAATATATCGTGACCTTTTTCTTCAAAGTTTAATAGTCGTAAGACCTCATCAAACTCTGCTCTAATTTTTGTTTTAATATTTTCCGAAATAGCAAGTTTATCTAAAGATAAAGAAACAGCAGCGTCCCTCTCATTAGAAATAATAACCTCATTGATGATATCTTCAACAGCCATATCACATTCAGGATGTTGAGCAACTTCTCTATATCTTTTGATTAATTCAAAGTCATTTTTGGCAGTGACCTCCATATCCAGATACTGACCAAAATAACCACCAGCAGATATAGTTGTTGTACCGTCATCTGGAGAAGGTATAGTAAATGCTTGTTTAGCACTTGCTGGCTTCTCCAGATCATCTTCGGCTCTTGTTATTTGGAAACCAAGTAGTTTAACCATATTATAATTTTCCTTTTAACTTTTATTTTATTAAGTAGTCGTATCTGTTTCAAAATATTGAACTTGAAACGTGACACCAAATTCTTCTACAGCGTCATTAGTTCCGTAATTCAAACCTATTGAGTCCAAAGCAGTTGGAAACAGTCCTCTGTAAGTGTATGATTTTAAAGTATTACCATTTCTATCTAAATGGTCAACGAAACCATCAACTTGGTAATCACTAGGATTAGCAATACCTTCGTTGTCAGTCATGTTGTTTATACCGTTCATCCATCTTTCAAATGCTCTGTATAATTTAAAGTCAGTATCGTTTAATACCGTAATTGTCCAAGGTTCAAATGTTCGATCCCCAGCGATATTAAGTTTTCTGCCTCTAAAATCAACAGCCACATTACCTAGATTTTGTCCAGGTATAGCAGTTGCTTTACATAAAAAAGCAAGATCAGATGTTTCACCACCTACAGCAGCGTAACCAGGAAAAGGTAAAGTTACCTTAAACTGATTGGCACGTGCTCCA